GCCCGCAGTCCCCATGTCAGGAACAGCCGGTCGATCTCCGTCTGCAGCAGGGCCGCGTCCATCTTGTCGCCCGGCGCCTGGCCGGCCTCCAGGAACTCCATTCGCCGGGCCAGTTCCCGCACCCGGCGCATCAGCTCCACGCGGCGCCCGAATGAGATCTTCGCCAGCGTGAAAGTCACCCCGCGCGCGATTTGCGACTCCACCGTCCTTACGCTTTGGTAGGTCATGATTATGCGAATGCCACCGCGATCTCGTCGTCTACCGTGCCCTGCGCGCGCGATTGCCGGAACTTCCACTGCAACCGGTTCTGGCCGTCATCGAACTCCGGCACCTCGGGAATCACGCTCTGCAGGTACACGCCCATGACCTGTCCCTCGGCCGCGCCCAACTGAAACATGACGCTGATCGGCGATTGCTGCCGGGCGGCCTGATAGAGGCCCTTGGTAGCGTCGTCGTCCTGGCTGAAGAGCTCGAATGCCGCCGTCACTGACCGCTGGCCCGGAGAAATGCTGCGCGGCAGGTTCGATCCGAACTCCTTGGACCGCGTGTCCAGTTGGTTTTTGAGGACGATGGATGCGCTGGTGATGGTGAGGAACTGCGCGGGCGTTGTTCCCAGCCACGCCTGGCCCATGTTCCCCGGCACAATCGAATAGTCGAACGCGGCCAGCGCCGGCTCCGCCGGAAAGCTTTGAAGCTGTCCCACGTTGGCGGAGGAAAAGCTGCTGCTATCGAGCACGTCCTGCGCCAGGCCGCTGAAGTGGAACTCGTGGTAATCGCCGTTCACCTGAATTTCCATCTGGTCGACGGCCGCCCCGCACAGCAGCCGGTGCACCGCCGTGGCCGGGTCCCAGTAGTCGAATACGCTGGCGCTCGGCAGCTCCGTGGCGGGCACATAGGTGACTGCGGCGCCCAGCGCCGTGCCGGTCCCGGGCAGGATGGTAAACGGCGCGTTCAGTTGCACCGTGCTGGGGTCCACGATGGCGGCCACGAACCGGATCTCCCCGGCGCATGAGACCGCCTGCCCCGCGCCGAGCCCGTGCGGCGCTCCGAACCCCAGCCTTCCGCCAGCCGTGCTGGATGCCGCGGTCCCGCCGGCGAACGGCAGGGGCGCGCCCCCTAGTGCGGCCTGAAACAGCGGGCCATATCCCGGGTTTCCCCCCGTTTTCTGCCAGCTCGTCATGTATGTCTGCAGCTCGAAATTCGTCTGCCGCCTGCCGCCTGGCGCCTGGCCGGGAAACGTGCGGCTGCCCGTCTTGTCCTTCCGCTGCGCCGCCTCGAGCTTCTGTTGGACCGTCAGCTTTAGCGCCGGAATCCGGTGGCCGGATGTAATCGCGCCCACCTGGCCGTAGTTGCTTTCCAGCGCCGTGTAGAACCGGTTCGCGTTAGAGGAAATATATGCCATACTAGCTCACACTCACTCCAATCTCGAAGGTGACCTTGGCCACCTGAATGAAATTCTTCCCGCCTTGCTTGACGGGTCCGAAGGACGCTTCGTACCCGCCCGCGTAAAACATCCCATTGCCCCAATCGCCGCGGTTCGCGGCCAGCACCTGGGTCGCGGCGTCCGTGTAGAGCTGCAGACCGTCCTGGATCCCCTCCAGCCGGTCCTGGGAATGCCGAACCTCGATGGTCATCTGAGCGGTGCCGGAGAACGTGCGAAATTTCTCCGTCAATCGGTTCGTCACTTTCTCGCAGTACACGTTCACAACCGGGTACTTCACCGTGCTGGCGCGTTCGGCCAGGTCCGCCGCCACGTTCTGCGCGCGTACCTGCGCCATGTCCAGCGGACCGGCCAGCGCCTGGTCCGCTTGCGTGAGGGCGGCCAGGCTCGAATTCAAGCCGCTGGCGCCGGTGATGAGTTGCATCACCTGGGCCGTTGTTGCGCTTCCGATCGTCGCCGTCATTAGCCCCTCTGGATCACCCGTGGAACCGGCTTCAGATAAGTGGGGCGTTGCCCCGGTCCCGGCGGCCGCCCCGCCGCCACAACCGCCGGCTGAAGCCAAGTCCGCCCGATGGCGATGGGCGATCCGTTTTGCAGCGCCATCGAATCGGGACCCGTGCCCACATAGACGTTCCACCCCGCCGCGGTTTTGGGCGGAGCGCCTGCCGGCTGGACCAGCAGCGAGCTCCCCGTGGTGGCGATGGTTGCTGGAACGGCGCACGCCCCGTCTTCGCCCGCGCCATTGACCCAGGCCACGGTCACGTAGTAAGTTCCGTCCGGCAGCGGGGTGCCCGGCGCCGGGGCCGCTGCTGCCGTCACTGTTGGAGTCGCCGCTTGCGGCACCGGGACCGACGCCACGCCGATACCGGCCAGAACCAGCGTTTCGTACGCCCACTGCGCCCTCGCGTGGAATTGGTCGCGCTTGCCCGCGTAGCGGTCGTTCAACTGGCTGTTGTACGCATCGCTGTACACCATTTCCAGACTGCGAAAGGTGTGCCATAGCTTCAGCGCCGGCGTCACCACCACGCTGCCGATGTTGGGTTGAGGCGCCAGCCAGAACAACTGGTCCACATAGCTCAACCTGGTCAACAGCGCGCTGATCTCCAGGGTGAGTTCGTCCTGGGCCAGAGCCAGTTTCTGGCTCACGTCGATTCCCTCGACGCTGGCCGTGTCGAGAAGCTGCGAATCCTGCGCCGCCAGGTCTTCCACGCTCGAAACGGGACCGTCTATGAACAGAGCCATGGTTGTTCGCCTAGTCTTTCGAGGACTTCGAAGCGCCCTTCAGCTTGTTCAGTTCCGTGGTCGACAGCACCGTGAACTGCACTTTGGCCGCCGCCGCCGCCTCGTCGGCCGCCCGCTTGGCTTCCGCCTGCGCCGCCTGGAACGCCATCGCTTCCTCGGCGGTAGCCAGGCGCGCCGCGCCTTCCACCAGCATCCTGGCGGCGATTCCGGGCGTCACTTCCGTCAGGCCCCCCGGCTTTCCGCCGTCCGCGGTCTCGTTACTCACCACCACCGGGAACGCCTCCGTGATCTTCGATTCCATGTCGCGAATCTTCTGGTAATAAAGCTTCAGATCCATCGATTTCTCCTGAATGAAACCGTGGCGCAGGCACTCGTGCCTGCCGCGTCCGTCTGTCCTAAGTGTTGACTTGCACGCCCGAGGTGCCGCAAAGCACGCCACAGCCGTACAGCACGTCCACCGTGAATTGCTGCGCCAGCGTATTCGGCTGGTAGCTCATCACCACGCGCATACCGAAGTTGCCCAACTCCGCGTATTCCGCGATGGCGCCGGTTCCGGGCAGCGGCTGCGGCAGCCGCCGGATCACCAGGCCAAGTGCGTCCTTGGTGAACGCCATGTTGTGGGTCGTCACGGTGCCGGTGCCCGTCTTCTGTACGAACTGCGAGCGGAAGACGAAGAAGTCTTTGATCTTCCCGACGGTGCCTTCGATGAGTGCGCGCAGGCCCGCTTCGCCCGAATTCTGGAATTCGCTGAAGCGCGGAATCTGCCGCCAAGTCGAATAGGTCGCCGCGTCCACCACAATGAACTTCTGCTCTTGCGGCGGAACCTTCGCCAGGAACAGCGCTGTCTCCGCCGCGTCGATCACAGCTTCCGTGATCGGCGTCGCCGCCGTTCCCACCGTGGTCGTGAAACCGGCGTACAGGCTCAGAAGATCGGTCTCGATTCTCTGGGCGATGGCGGCCACCGACGGCTGCATGTAGATCTTCAGCAGGTCGGGAACCGCCAGCACCTTGGTCACGTCTGGAATCTGGAAAGTCGCTTCCACGTGCGTATTGAGCACGATCTGCGCGTTTCCCAGACTGGGGTTTTGCGTCTGCACCGCGTAGCCCTCGAGGATGTTGTTCGCCACCATCGTCGGGGGTATCGGTACGTTTACTGTGTCGCCGGCATTTGCCAGCACCGGCTCGTAGTCGCGATTCACCAGGTTCCCCATTACGAGGTTCCCGACCAGCACCGGCAATGCGTCCGCCGCCACCAGCTTGACAATCGCACTTGCGACGTTAGTTGAGGTAATAGCTGCCATTCGTTCTCCTTGACTTGATTGTTTTTGCCGGCCGCGTGTGTTTGGGCCGGTTGTTACTACAGGCCCCGAAGGGTCTGCGACGCCACGCGCACGATTTCCTCTCGTACCCGCTGCATCTCTTCCGCGCTCATGCCCGGACGGATTTGTTCGATGCTCACCGTTTCTCTGCCCGTTGATGGCGCTTTGAAGGTCGCGGTCATCCCCGTTCCTCCCGCAATGCGAGCCGGCAGAAACTCCGGATTCTCATTCACGAACGCCGCCAGGTGTTCCTTCAATGGTGTTTCGCCGGCGTCGCTCCGCACTACCAGCCGCCCGTCCTCGGTGCGCACGATCCCGTCCTGCACCGCCTTGAACGCAAGGTCGATCTTGGCCACGCCCAGCCGCTGCAGCTCGGCTCTCACGGCCGAGCTGCGCTCCGCTTCCGCGGCCATCTGGCGGCTGCGCTTGTTCTCCGCCACCAACTCGTTCAGCCGGCGCTCCAGTTGCTCCCTGCGCTTGCGCTCCTCCTGCAGTTCCGCCTTGTAAGCCGGCTCAGTCTTCGACTGCTCGTTGGTCGCGAACTCTTCGATTGCCTGCCGCACGATCGCTTGCACATCGATGCCTTCCATATAATGCCTCCTATGAGATTCCCTCTCCGTACTTCATCCGATCGATCTCTTCCGCCACCTGGTTCTTGACTTCCTGCCGCGCATCGCTCAGGTACTTGAAGGCCAGCTTCTTGAAGAGCTGCTTGGTCAACGTCTCCGAGCCGATCCCCAGATCGAGCAGTTTCTTGGCGTCGTCCAGCTCCGTGCTGAGATCGTCGATGTCGAATTCGTCCAGCCCCGAGACGCCGATCGAGATTCCGTCCTGCCGCGCGGCCGCGATGGCCCACAAGACCTGCTTCATGGTCTCTTTCACGGCAGCGCCGTACCCGCGCAGCACCTCCTGCGTGGTGTTGAAGTCCAACTGCTTGCTGACCGCCGACTGCCGGCCTCCGGCGCTCGTATCCCCCGCCTGGATCATCAGGTAGCAGACGCGGTAGATTTCGTCCTTCAACTGGACCAGGTTGTCGGCCGCGATCTGATAGACCTTTCCCTCCGGCTCCGTCCATCCGAACCGGTCAGCCTGCCCGAGCTGGATGTAATAGGACTCGCCGACAATTTGTTTGAACTCCCGGTCCGAATAGACCACCGGACTGGCGAACAGGCCCATGGTCAGCGCCCACGAAAGCGCGTTGGACTTGTTGAAGTGTTCCAGTTGCAGAAGCGCGGCCTTGTTCAGCAGCCACAGCCCCTCCGACACCTTCATCTGGAACATGGGCACCCGCCGCAGCGACGCCAGCCCGTGCCGCCCCTCCGCCATCAGCTCGATGGGGCTCGACTCGCCCGCCTTGCGGTACATCCGGAAGTTCTCGCGGTCGTAGTAAATCCAGCGCATTTCCCGCTCCCATTTCGCATCCGCGATGTTGGATTGTTGCAGGCAGGACGTGCGGATCACCGCCCACTCCAGCCCGCCCGATGGGTCGTAGTTCCAGTTGATGACCTCATCCGCCCCGTAGTCCACCAGATAGGCTCGCGATCGTCCCGAAGCGTCCTCTTCCGCCCGCGTCAGCGGAGCGGGGGCGCCGCCCGCGCCAATCCGCGGAAAGTCCACCACGATGAAGCTGCCGCCGCATACCATGGTCTGGATGAACCGTTGGCGGAAAAACTCGCTGAGGGTGGTTCCCTTCAAATCGCAATCGTCCGCCAGCGCCGTGTAGAAGCTCTTGGCCGCGGGGTCGCTTCCTTCCATCAACAGCACCGGCTCACGCCGCATCAGCGTCGCCGCATACCAGTCGACAATCGACCCGATGTAGTTCTCGTAGAACACGCGGCTGAGCCGTTCCTGGTAGATTTCGCCCGGCTCCTTGTGCCGGCGCACCAGGTATTCCGAGGCGGCCGCGCGCAATTGCTCGCCGCCCGCGTAGAGGTCTTTGTACTGCTTCCACATCGCCTTGCGCGCGATGTACTCGGGATGTTCCCGGTCGATGTTCTTCATGGAAAAATTCGCTCTCCTTGCTCCCCGACAGTCTTGGCCGGCATGCATTCCTGCCAGAGCAGATACCCCAGCGCGTCGGACAGGTGCGTTCTCAGCCGGTCCCGGTCCTTGTCGATCTGGTAGGTGTCGGCCTTAAAAGACACCTGCTCGAAATCCATGATCAGTTCCTTGCACTTGTTATCCACCAGCAGCCCGATGTCGCCGGCGGCCGATCGCAGCCTGGAGTTGGTCAGATTGACTCGTTCCCGCACGCTCGGATTACTACTCGGCACCTTGTACGTCACCAAGATGGTGGAGTGGACCCGGAAGTAGTCGCGGATCATGTCGTAGTCCGAAGCTCCGGTGGTCTGTCGCTGGTTCCCCGAAGCGTCTCCGTAGATCACGATCCCGGCCGGGCTTTTGGGAAATCGTTCCAAAAATCTCTCGCAGGCCTCGGCCGTGGTGGCGTGCCGGAGCACGATTTCATCCAGCACCCGCACCTTGCCGCGGACCGATTGCGCGATCAGCGAACTCATCGGATCCACGTTGAAATCCAGCGCCCAAAGCAGCGGCAAACCAGGTTCGAGACTCAAATCCGCAAGATTTTCGTTGCGCCCGAAGGAGGCATATACCAGCGCGGCATGCAGGTTCAGGTACAGGCCCATTACTTCCTGTTGATAGAAGCGATCGTCGTAGCTGTCCTTGAGCCGCTCGTAGTAATCCGGAATCTGTTGCAGCAGGTACTGGTTCTCGAGCG